GCTCCTCCAAGGTCCCAACCGGCTTTAACATAACCAGAAGCTTGGTTTGTTGCATCTTCACCAAGAAGACGAACAAATGTGACAGGAGATGTATTAGAGGCTAGCCATGCTTGAGCAGCATACATCGCATATGTTGGACCTTGGTTGTTACCATCGCGCCAAACATCATCGTTAATTGTTCCTTTGCCACTAATTGGCTTTCCAAAAACATCAATGAAATTTTCCAAACTATTAACTTTAACTGGTTTCCCGGCGGGACCGGTGGTGGCTCTACCAACAACCAATAAACCATCGTCTTGCAACGGAGCTTCAATTTTACTCTGATCAATCTCTGTGATCTGAACTCCAGGTGAAACGAAATCAAACTTTCTAGGCATTAAAATACTCTCCTTTAAATAATTAACTCACAGTAAATAGTATTGTTTTGGTCTAAAAACCTATTCTCTATAATCGTTGTCTTTTTCTTTCCAGGGAATCTTGTCTCCAACGATAACTCGCTCTCTAGATACCCGAATTTTAACATAATTCTCTCTGATTGTCACTTTTGGACGCTCTCGGTTCTTACCTTCTCCAATCAAATACCCAAGCACTTTAATTTGGACAACTGTTTCGAACATTCGCTCGTCGTCGCCCAGATCCTTAACATTTTTAACCTCTGTGAAGTCAGGCTGAATGAAACCTTCATATTTATAGCCGTCTTGTTCGAAGAAAAAGCCATTGATATTTCCCGTTTTAGTGATAAAAGGGGCAACTAGGTCGTTCATTTGCTGCTGATATTCCGTTCTTATAATAATACTATACATTACAGTAACATATGAAGGTACAGGAATTGTTATTTCTTGATATACAGTCTTGTGTTTGTTATTCAATTGTGGACCAGTTTCTCTACTGTCCTTTAATAATCTCGCAATATCAGCATTGGTAAAATTTCTTGTCTTCTCTTGCTGTATTCTTCGTGTGATTGTGACTGTGCCGCCTTTATAGTCGTCCTTTTCGTTATAGTGTGCTTGGAATCTACCCTTGAATGTTGGGTCTTTTGTGATCGATTCGCGAGTTACTGAAATTATGGGAAGTTTCAACCTGTCGTCACCGTCTCTTAAAAGTTGGTCTTTTTTAACTTGAAACGCCCTTTCAGATCCAAGCCAAATAACTGGAACTTTTTTCCAACCTTCGTTGGTGGTTGTGTGTAAAGCGAGCGTATTATCTGCCCAACTATAAAGCCCCATATCAATTGTTTCAATCGTTGAGGGGTCAAATATTATTTCTTTAACTTGCATTGAATAATCCGTCTCTTGCTCTAATACACTCTGCTACTGTTTCAAACTCATGTTCTGGTTGTCCAAACAAATGTTTGGGTTCAGATTTTTTCATGATCTCATAGTAAATATCGCCATATCTAACAAAATCACCAACTCTAACTTCTAAGTCTTGGTCTTCAGTTAATCTTCTTCTGTGGAATTTAACGGTTATCTTTTCCATTGCATCAACTGCGATATTGGATAAGAAGCTTGTTTCTTCTCCGCCGTATTCAACAAGAGCGAATACTCTAACTGGTGGTAAGAAAGTTTTTTCTATAGCCTCGCCATAAAGAGGATGGTAATTTGTGTGTTCTATATCAATTGGAAAATAAAGCACCTGTTGTCCGATAACTCTTTCAATGATTTCGTCATTTACTTGTTTTACCAGATCTCTTTCTTTCTCTCCAAGAAACATTGGAGGAGGAGGTTGTTCGGACTTTTTCCATTTATTTGACATTTATTATTATCCTACGAAAATCTTCAAAGGCGTTTTGCCAACAATGTTTTGTGCATTGTCCGTCATTTGTGCATCTGTTTCCATGAGCTTTGGATAAGTAACTTCATCTAATTGAGTTTTCAATTCTTCTCTTAGTGTTTGTTGTTCGTCTTTTGCCTGAGACAACAAGTCAGAAGCATTTAAGCTAATATTGTCTCCAGGGATCGGTATAGACCCTCCAAATTTTCCTCTAATTTGTCCCAACGTCTCCTTGGATAAAGCAAGAGCAAATCTGCGGATCCATTGTTTACCAATTGAATTGATATTCTCATAAGGAAGATTCTCAAATGGAAGTGTGTTCATATTGTTGATTCCGTGTTGGCCAGAATCATATTCATCTTCCCATGGGTTGTTTTCATTTTCAATACTAAACCTAAACCAAAATGTTTCTGGTGATACACTGCTTGGTATTGGATATAATCTCAATTGATTATTGACTATTTCATATGAATAATGAGATGTTCTTGTATATAAGTGATCTTCATATTGAATCGCTTGTAATTTATTTTGCCATACAGGAACTATTTGAAAGTTTGAATCATCTGCATATTGGCCATAAGTATCCATGTTTCCAACAACATTCAAGCCACCGTAATAGCCATAGAATCTCCACATTTGTCTTGGAGAGATATAATAAACCTGGTGTATTTTAATCCTTTTGTCTCCAACTTTATTGTAATATGGGGCAGTTGAATCACTAAAAGCAGAGGAGGAAATAATTGTTTGTAAATTATAATCTTGTTGATCCGATACTCTTGAAAACGAGCCAGAATATATAGTCGTTCTTCCACCAGCAACAGCTTCTGTTGAGTATGCATCGGCGATACGAAATGCAGCTTCAAACGAGAATTTTGGATATTTAAGGGCTACATCTTCGGGGCCAGCAGTTACCTCCCCTTTATGGTCAAAGCTTGCTGTTTGGGCACCTAGCATTGATCCTAGAGTGTTTTTTGACTGATGTATGTTTACTAAGTATGAATATTCCAATACGGCTTCTTCATAATTTGCATAAACATTTTTTTCAGTCAACTCGATGTCCAGAACATCTCCACCAAGTTTTCTATAAGTGTAGTCAACTTGTGCTGCTGCTCCTGTTAAGAACTGCTGTGACTCTGAATACGCCCCTATAGGCAGAGTAGTGGCAACGTTTGCTACGCTTCCTGTCTCTGGTAATACAATTGCGCTCTTAGTAGAAGCTGGTGTTAAAGTTGGTATTGCCATACATGAATCCCCCGGTCATAGTAAATAGTCTAATAATACTTATGCGGATTGTTTTTCAATGGCCTTAATAATTTGAACCTTTGTATTTTTAATTGTTACTGAACAGTCTAGATCATTGGCGATTTCTAAAAGTTCTGCTTTCTTTTTCTTTTTTAGCTCAAAAATTTTATAAGTTGGTGTATCAACTTGTTTTACTAACTCTTCTACTTCTTTAACCATTTCTTCAACAATTTCATCTGTTTTTAAAATTTGTTCTTCTGTGGTCTCTTCTTTGACAAGTTCAATAACTTCTGAATTTGGCTTATCTGTTGTTAAGTCTTGGCCCATTTGCCATCTTTTGGGGCGAGACCGCTTAAACTTTGGATTAAACATTGATCTTCTTTTTGTTCCCATGGGTTCTCCTTTATAGTAAATAGTTTGAAAGAAAAAACCCCCTCTGTTGAAGAGGGGGCTGTGATTTGTAAAAAACAAATTATACTTATTTTTTTGTAGATGACTTTTTCTTTTCTGATTTTGTCGGTTCTACTTTTTTAGGTTCAACTTTTTTAGGTTCAGCCTTTTTAGGTTGTTTTTTTTCTGCTCTGTCAATTCTTGCTGCTCTGATCATCTTATTTCTCCTTTTTTTAAAACAAACGAAACCTAGGGAGAAACCTCCCTAGGTTCGTTATAACAAAAATCTAGTCTTTAGACACATCTGCGGCTTTGACACCGATAAGACGAACTATCACTTGACCGGCAGTAATAGTAGTACCGGCTCCATCGTCATTGGTCAAATACACATAATTTGTATCAGCAAGAGGAGTACCCATTCCACCAGCAGCCGAGGCAGCATTGGCACCGACAGCATTGCAAGCAACACCAGCAACAATGTCTTGTCTACCTGCGATGATGTCATCAATTGCTTCAAGAGCGGTTCCAGCCGCCACAGTGAGGGCGGTGATTCCATTAAGTGCTTCTGCACAAAAAACTTCTGCTGAAATCCACTTTCCGTGAATGTCATTTTCCCACTGCATCAATTGAGCACCATCGGTTGAACTGTGAGTTCCGATTGGTCTATCTACAGTAGCCGATCTAATATCTGCTGTGCTTGTTCCAAGATCCAAAGTGATTTCGGTAATAACAAAAACACCTTCATTATACATTCTGTGCGATACAACAGCAGGTGAAATACTACCACCAGCTTGGTAAGATGTATCTCTGCCTGTTGTTCCTCGTCTAAGTAAGCGATCTAAATTTCTCGCTCCAAGTCTTCTTCCCATAATATTTTCTCCTTATAAATTATATTATTGCAATAACTTGACCCTACTCAATGATTTATACCAGCGGCTTCGGTATAAATCTTTCTAGGAGCAGCCGCCCCGCCCCAAGGAGAATAAAATCTAGTCATATATAAATAGTTTTTAAAATAAGAAACCCCCCAAGTCCGAAGACAAGGGGGGCAACTCATAGGTTTACTAAACTATTAACTAGCTAGAACCTTCTTCACCAAGCAATCCACGAATGATAACAAGACCATACATGTCAGGACGAACCATCTTCTTGGCATAACGGGTCATGACGCCCTTACGAGGAACAAAGTCCTCGACACCGAAGATAGTAGGTGTTACTTGAAGTGGAACATAAGGAGCATATACATATCCACTTTCGAGGAATGAAGCACCTTTACGTCCAACAAGAACAACATTACGAGGGAAGTAAGGATCAACGATAACGTCAAACTTACGGCTCAAAGAACCAACCTTTTGAGCACCGATCTCGCCTTTGTCTGCATCAGCAGTAACATTGGCACGGAAACCAGCGGTGAACTCAAGAATGTTAGCGGTTTCTGGACCACAAACAACAAAGTTTGCACCACCACGAAGTGTCTTGCGGTGAATTTGAGCAGAAACATCATTGATAGTTTCAATCAAAGTCTCGTACCATTCGCTAACAGTACCTGTGAAGTCAGGAGCAGCAGAAGCAGCACCCAATTCAGCACCTGTTTCGCGATTTACGAAAAGACCAGGTGAACGTGACCAGTAGAATTTACCAGCGGTTGCACCGTTAACGAGGTCAGCAAGGATCTCACGGTCAATTTCCAAAGCAATTTGCTCTGAAAGGATAGAAGTCAATTCAACTTCAGCATCCAAGTTGTGGTAAGCATTCAAGTCTTGACCCAATTCTGGAGTCCACTTGGCTTTCAACTTCTTGGTTTGTGCTGTAATCGCTGTACTATCGACTTTGATGTCGATCTCAGGAATATCAGCAACACCCTCTAACAAGTCAGAGTATGCGTCCAATGCACCACCACCTGCTGATTTCTCAGTAACAGTGTCTTTAACTGGGTGCTTGATTGTTCCCAATGGGAGAGCAGCACCGACAACTTGGGGAGAGAGTGAGTCTGTTTGAGCTTCATCGGAAGCGATGAAAAAACGAACAGCAGCGGCTGCGGCAGTGATACCTGATTGAAAAGGAGCACCGCGTGAATCAGCACCAACGCGAGTTGTCAAACGACGAACTTGTTGAATGTTTGTAATTGCTGTAACTGTGGTGTTAACACTAGCGTTCAAGTCAGCAGCCAAACCAGTTGTATTAGCCTGATCGGCACAGTCAACAAGTGAGAAAGCTGAAAGGTTTTCGAAATCAGGGTTTGTAAACGCTGTTTCAACCATATCTAAAACGATAACAGAACCAGCAGTCTTCGCAAGAAGATCTGGGTCAAAGTTCAATAAGTTTTTCTCGTTATCTGTTAGAGCACCATCCAAGTTAATGGTTGCAATAACAGCAGCGTTACCCAAACCACTAGCCTGATTAGAACTAGAGCCTGTTGGAGATGCATACGCATAACCAGTAGCACCGGCTCTAAGAAGTGAAGATTGATCTCCACCTTTGGAATCAACAAGGTTTACACCTGTAATAATTCCAGAACCAACTTTGTCAGTACCATAGATGGAATTTCCAGCTTTGTTACCCATACGAGAAAGTTGTTCTCCACCCGCACCAATTTCACCTGAGTAAGTGAAGTCCAAGAAGAAAATCAATCCGCTTGGAAGAGACATTGGTTGGACACTAACAAGATCGTTAGCGATAAGACCGGCGAAAACACGACGGACAATAGGGAAAGCGACAGCAGCGAAACCTTCAACGTCGCCAGCAGTCATAGAAGAACTTTCACGAAGAAGTTCTTTAGCTTGGTTTTCCAAAAGACGAGCCATAGCAGACTTTTGTCTCTCGGTTTGAAGACCTTCAAGCAAACCTGTTTGTGACCATTTGTTGAGAAGGGCTGTACCTTCTTTGGCCATGTCACGGTTTACTATGCCTTCTGTAAGTGTATTCAAAATAGACATTAGATAACCTCCTTAAAATATGTCTAAGAAATACCAGCGAGTGCTTTCATTCTATCAGTGAAAGAATGATCTTTATTCTCGTTAACATTTCTTTTTGTTCTTTGCAAAATATTGGACAAATTAGACTTTCTGTTGACTGACTCGCTAAGTGATTTTGGACCATCATTTTTGGTGGTTCCCACTGTAGCTTTAAGAGTCTCACAAAGAGCCTTTGCTTCATCTTTTGTTTTTGCGTTAGCGATGGCTTCAACAATTTTATCTTTTTGTCGCTCATTCAAGGAGGCATCGCCTAATATTCTGTTAGAATAAATCAATTTTGCATTTGATAGCATTGATTCTTCTAACTTGTTATTAATCTGCTTTATTGCAGAATATAATTCTTTATTTTTTGTCTTGTAAGATTCGATTGACTCTTGCATATCTTTTAATTTCTTTTCAAGTGCCTCGTTCTCTTCTTTATATTCAGTTGATTCGGTCTTGGCCAATTCCATTTCTTGCTCATAAGCCAAGCGGCCAGCATTTGTTTGAAAGGTTCCATCTTTTACATGGCCCATATCAACAATCAACTCTTCTTCTAAAACTTCTTCTTCTGTATCTTCGGAAAGCATATCAAGAATTTCTTGAAGTGCTAATTCTTCTTCGTCAGCAGCAGGCTGTTCTTCGCCTTCTTCTGCGTCCAATCCTAAATCGGTCATTAACTCTTCTGTGCTTTCTTGTTCTGCTTCAACTGCCTGCGGCTCTTCTTCTGTCGCTGCTGCTTGTTTTAGATCACCTAAGTCAAGAAACATATCTGCGTCAAAAGTGAACTCAACACCCAAGTCAACTTCTTGATTTGGACTTTGATCTGCAACGGCGAAAGGTGCTTCAATAGCGGCAGCGGGTGCTGCTTCCATTCCCATTTCTTGTTCCGTTATCACATTATCGCTTTCTAATAGCGAATTGACCGCTGCTTTGATTTCTGGTGCATACTTCTCAATAACTGATTGTTCTGCGTTTTTAAGGGCTGCTTCGCGAAGGGCGGCGGCATCCACAATTGCTTGCTCTAACATTGAAGACATTAAATTTAACTCCTAAGATACTGTTAACAAGAGTAAATAGTGTTTTAAACGAGAAAAGTCCTATTAGTCTGCTCCATAATACTCAACATACACCACAACTGATGCACCAGCGGAAGTTGTCGTTCCATTTCCGGTTCCAGTATTAACAAGATAAACATATCTATCACCAGTGTCTGTCCAACTTAAATCTTGATTGATCCAGACTCTTTGTGCTAGTTTTAAATCAATATCTGTTGCTGAAGCCTGTTGGGCTGAAGATCTTGTTCCTGCTGCTCCTGCTCCTATTAATTCAACCTTATTGCTTAAGGCAGTATCAACTCCGGCACTCGAATCTGATGCAAGAAATACAGCGGCATTATGAGTACTAAGATTACTTGCATTCGTGATTACCAAAACCACCTTTGTTATAACAGCCATTCGAGGAATTTTTAATGCTTGTCCTGCTGCATCAACTGCTTGTGCTATTACAGTTTCATCTTGATCGTGGGCTGGTAGCGGTCCCGACATCAACCCAACAACTAAATGCTTTCCAGCATCAATAGAAAATGAGGATGGTGTAACACCAGTTTGATTAAAGCCAAGACGACCATTGTGTATTTGAATAGAAGAGTTACTTCCTACTGCATCGCCAGCACCTATCATAAAAGCACCATTGTTAGTGTTATAGCTATAATCAATAGCAACATAATAATCAATACCAGAAACACCAGAGCCGGTTGAATTTAATAAAATTCCACAATCTTCCGCATCACCGTCTCCAATTGTTATAAAAGGTGTGACGCCAGAAATTTGCACATCGCCAACAACTTCTAATGCTTTGGTTGGAGCGGCAGCACCGATTCCAACTCTATTATTAGTGTGATCAATAACTAAAGTATTAGAATCAAAGTTGAGACCATTTGGAATTGTAACAGCGGTTCCATTAATTGTTGTAACATCGCCCGATGCATCACCAAGTGTGGTATTTCCATTAATTGTTAAATTTGAATCAAAAATAGCACTACCAGATGGTGTTATGGTGAGATCCCCATTTGCAGCAACAGTAAATTCAGCGGCTTTAGCAGTTGTGTTTGTTAACTTGAGTTGAGGTCCCGTTGATGCAGATACCTCAAGTAATGTATTTGGAGTGCTTGTGCCTATACCAACATTTCCTCCGTTGAAAAATGTTGAACCATTTGCGTGGATTGTTGTGGTTATGCTGTTGTTAGCATATCCAGAAAGAACACCGTCATCGGACGAATCATAAATTTGGACAACCGTATCCGACGATACATCGTCTTGAATGATTAAATCGTTTTTAACAATTGTTTTTCCGCCAGAAGGCGCAAAGGTTAAATGTCCATTATCATCAACACTTATTGTTGCATAATCTCCAGAATTATAAGACAATTGTAGCTGTGCATCAGTATTGAAGATCTCCAAAGGAGCGGTGGGAGTAATGGTCCCAATACCAACTCTATTGTTGGAGGCACTAACAAAAAGTGTATTTGAGTCAACATTCAAACTAGCATTTACAGTTAATGTAGAGGCAGCAAATGATAAATTAGTATCTGATGTGATTGTTCCAACACCACCATCAAGCAAAACTCTTCCAGCGTTTCCAAGAGCACTAGCATCTGATATTGGTGCGTTTGCCATTAAATTCGTTACAGTACATTTTTTTGCACCAGAACCCTGATCTATTATAACTGTGTTACCACCGGCAGGGGTGACCACGGCAAGACCAGCGACATCCAGAGCGAGACCAGAATCATCTTGTATTCCCTTGGAACTGGCTAATTGAACTTGAGATCCAAGAATAGTCGCACCGGCCCAGTTGCCATAAAAAGCAGAACCAGAAATGTTACCAGAGCCAGAGATTGAAGTTGCCTTAAAGTCTAAAACCGTTCCATTAAAAGTTAAATTTGCTTCTCCGTCAAGTTCTGTTGTTGTTGATCCAATGGTCACAAGACGGCTTTCTGCTCTGTTGTTAAGTGCAGTAACAACGCCACCGCCTCCAGTCAATAATACTCCATTCGCATAAAATGCAGAACCGGAAATATTACCTGATGCACTTACAGGACCGGCAACATTTACAATATGATCAGTAGCATTTGTACCGCCAACCTGTAACATATTTGTGAAATGCGCCGTTGACCCAGATAAGTCATTAATTGTTTTCTGACCTGATACGGTTTGATCAGAGTGAGTGTCAACAATGTTTTCAATTGTGCCTTGAGTTGCACCTTCAAAATTAACACTTCCGCTTAGAAGATTATACGACATAAAAGTTCTCCAAATTTTATTATAAATAGTTTATTTTTTTATAGTTCTCGGATACTTATGATATTCTCAA